TCCGGACCGCTCTCCCGCGCAAGGAAGTAGTCGCCCGTCTCCGGGAAACCACCGCTCGCGTAGGCGTAATGGTATCTGCTGCCGCTCGCAAAGTGGAAGTCGCGTCTGGCTGTATTGTGACTGCTCGTTACGCCGCCGGTCAGGAAGTACCAGTCGTTAATGGTTGCAAGAAGCGCTTGGTGTACGGCATTGATCTGGCCCATAACGGATGACGCGGTTGACTTTGCCGTTGCTTCCATGCTCGCCGAAACGCTTGTGACGGCGCTTTCAACCGAAGACGTGAACACAGATGTCTCTGCTGCGGGCAATACAACCGGCGTTTCAAGCGCGGACGTGTCAACTTCGACCACATAGTCGGACTCCGTATCGTCAACAATATCGTCAAGCTGTTCAGAAATATCATCTGCGGAAGTTTCCTCTAATATAGGAGAAAGAGAAAACTCTATGCCGTTTTCTTGTGCTATTTCGCGTTGGATAAACTCTAATTCATCACCAAGCCCCGCGCTAATTGCGTCAACAAGCTTTGGGCCCCACTCTGGGTTGAATTCAATTCCGGCCTCGGCAAGCATTCCGTTTAGTTCTTCACCAAACATGCTAACCAACATGGAGCCAATCTCCTCTTGTAACCCGTCCGAGAACAAGTCCCATCCAGTTATGCCGGTTTTTTCAAACACATCCAACCTTACGCCAGTAATCCCGGACGCAATTTTTTGAATCCCTTTCTTGAAGTCTGTCCTTAGCAACTCCTCATTATCAAGCACAAGCCCGGTAAGTCTAAAACTTGGGAACTCTACTTTTTCACTAAACTGCGCGTCTAACCATTGCTGTACCACGCTTCGACCATACACCGTATCCCGGTCAAGCGCTTCCTGTAAGTTCTCATTCATTTGCTTGAGCATGAGGTCCGCAGCGGTTTTTGCCTCATCTGCCATACGATTATATTCTGCGGCGATGGTTGGATTTGTATTAGCTTCTGCTTCTGCCATTGCTCTAAATGCGGCCTCACGCGCCCTCTCCGACGCAATCTGCTCGTTGGCAATAGCATAATAAGACTCTTTCATTTGGTCGTAGTATGTCCCATATGCATCTATTACCGCGTTGAACGAGTCCTCAGAAAGGTCTGTAATATCAAACAAAGCAGAACCCAAGGTGCCTAACGCTTGTGAACCTGCTTGTGCCTGTGAAATGGCCTTGGCAACATTCGATACCTTCTTCAAAATTGTGTCAACAAGTTCTGCATCCCAGTCCGTCTTCATTTCACCGGTAGACTCGTCAATCAAGGCCCTTGAAAGTTCTCTGCCAAGGTCGCCCATATAATCCGTCACCGTGGCCCAACCTGTAATGCCGTTTCTTAATATTTCTGCACTCACATCTTCTCCGGCTTCGTTAATAACCGGGATAATCGAAATGCCAGTCTTCAAAACAGCCGTTTGAGTTTCCGCATACCTTTCTACGGCCTCTATAAACTGTTTTACTTGCGTGTGTGCCTCCTTCAAACTGGCCTTGTCGTTGATGCCAAGTTCCAACACATCCAACGCAGAGAACAGTTCCGCCGCTTGTGCTCTCACATTTGCGCGTTCTTGCACGGACGCTTCAACCCTTGTGTTGACCAGGTTGATCTTAGCCTCTACGTCCGCGCTGAACATCTTTTCTCTTGCAAATGTCTTAACTTGTTCCTCGGTAAGCTTGATGTCACCCCACTTGATGCCGTCTTGTTTTGGCAATGTAAGTGCAAGCCCAATCGTCGCGGCGAGAACGATGCCCGTAGCAACGGCAACGCCACCACCTGCGGCAAACGCGACGCCAAACTTCGCCCCTGCCGCAAGCAAAACGCCTAACGTAGCAAGGCCAGCGCCACCAGAAGCACCAAGAGCACTAAGGATGCTTTCTGTCGTAAGCTTCTTTGCGTTCAAAGCCCCAGCGACCGCCTCGATACCAAGCTCAACGGAAATCGTTCCGCCGGCAGCTGCGAGCGCAACCGCCCCGGCCTTCGAGAGCGAAAGCCCTGCCCCCTTGGCAATAAAGAACCCACCCGCAGCGGCCGAGACTGTACTTACGATATCTGCACCAATGGTCTCTGGCGTAATCGACCCATGTTCGATAACTCCCTGAACAGCTTTTATGCCAACTTCAATGCTAAACAACGTTCCAAGCGCACCCAAACTGAACAGCCCTGCTTCAGCAGGTTTAACACCGGCAGCATGCGTCACAAGCCCGGTTGCGATAGCAACTTTAGCAGCTGCTATTGTTGCAAGTGAAAGGTTTTCTTTGGAGAGGGCGCTGACATCAACGTTGCCAACCGCCGACACCACGTCCGCCGTTGCGCTGAACGTGAGTACAATCGCGGCACCAATCGCCGCCGCTTGTCCTGCATACTTTACGCTGACAAACTTCTTTACAAGTGTCGCTGCAAGACCGGCACCGAATGCGCTGGTTAGTACATTTGCAAGAAGCCATCCCGGTTTTCCGGTCTTTATATATTCTTCATCAAACTTGGTCACGGCCTTGAAGGTAATCTCCGCGATAATACCGGTCGTGATCCAACTTCCAATCGTGCCGATAATCCCGCCAAGCGCCGTTGAAATATTCCAACCAAGTATTGCCGCGCCGACCCATTTCGCAATATCCAAGATGGCATTGAAGTTATCTTTAATCCAGTTGACCACTTCGCGGATCTTGCCGTCGAACACGTCAACCTGTTCAAACATCTTCGTGTAGTCAATTTCGGCCTTCTTTGTCTTGCCACTGCCACCACCGCTCCCGGTATCGATTGGCTCTTGCTGAATGATATTCAGTTCGTCCCAGTCGGCAAGCAAGCCCTTCACTTCTTTAATGGCTTTCGCGGCACCACCGGCAGACGTCTTCACGTCGTCCATCGCGTCGCTCGTAGCGGTAATGGCTCGTGTCCATTCGGTCTGACCGTTCAGAAGGGCCAAGAACTGGTTCACAACGTTAATAAGGTTAATGAACCATTGCACGGCTTGCATCAGGTACGGAATCAGCATTTCAATCAACGGAGCCAACGCCGCGCCGATGGAGTTCTTCATCCTGAACAACGCGTCCTTTGCAGCATCTACTGCTGGCGCGAAGGATAGCCCGACCGCCTTGGCGTACTCATACATGTTTTTGACGCCGGTCGTTACGCCTTCGGTAATTTCGCGCAGAATGGCACGTAAGAACCTGTACTTTGCGATGCGGATAAAGGAAAAAAGAAGGTTGTTGGAATGGCCCTTTGTGCTTGCCATGGCCTTCCCAAGTTCTTTAAGGCGCTCAGAAAGCGTCTTTGTAGACGTTGTCGCGCCTTTTTCAGCGTCTTGCAGTCTTCGTATTTGCGCTTCAACCTGTTGAATTTGCAAAGCGGTGTTGGCTATTTTCAAGTCACTCCACTTACCAGACGTTATACCAACGGCAGCGTTGTCACGAAGCGCAGCAAGTTTTGCTTGCAATAATTCTAACTTTGACGATGCACCGCAAAAGCTTTGTGCCATTCCGTTTGCACTGTTTGAAACTTGACCGGAGGCGCTTTTTGCTTGGCTTGCCATAGCAACAAGCCTTGACGTAAACTTGGTTACGCTACTGTCAGCGGCTTCCATTGCCTTGTTGATTGAATGTGCGGTCTGCGCGAAAGACTGTCCAGAGCCAGAGGCGTTAAAACCGTTTTTAACCGCTTCGCGCACCTTGCCAAGTGTAGAGATAAGGCTTTCAAGGGCGGAGTTTGCGGCTTTGGCATCTGCCACAATTTGAAGTTCCAGTCTTGTATCCGCCATCGCTTATCCCTCCTTTCCGGCTTTGGCCTTTTTGAGCCGTTCTTCCTGTTGCTTCTTTTCAAACTGCCTGTTGAACGTGCCCGCCAGCTTGTTCATAAAGTCAATGCCGTTCTGCTTCATCCGCTCGTGCTCTTGAAGCTTGTTTTCTTTCTTCTTCGGCTTGGCAAATTCAATCGGCTTTTCATAGTACGGCTCAACCGACGCGCCTTTCGGCATGAAACCGTTTACATATATCGGCGCGGTCTGAAGTGCTTTCCATATGTACAAACCATTCAGCCACGCGGTGTAATTCTTTTCTTCCTGTTTTAATTGATAAGCCTTGCGATAGGGGACGACCAACGCGCAGTCTTCGTCCCAGAACTGTTTGTCGGTCATCCCCATCAGCAAGTAGTGCGGGAAAGCCTCGTCAAAGGCTTCCCCCATCGTTCGCGGTTGCTGAGGTTCCTCCGCGCTTACACCACTTTCCACGTAGGGTTTTCGTCTTCTTCGTCACCCTCCGCGTCCTCCATCAAGGAAGAAATCGGCTCGGTATACATGGAAATCAGCTCGGTAAGAAGCTTTTCCTTTCCACGCTGTGCGTCCCAGATCTCCTCAATCTTGTCCGCAGTAAGGCCCCTGTGGTTCTTCATAAATGCACCGCGGAACAGTTCAGTCACCATCGTCGCGGGCTTGTCGGTATTCACCACAAAACCGGCATCTTCCATGCGTTTCACAATCCGGCGGTTAAACTCAAGCGTGTAGTCCTTGCCCTCATAACTAATGACAATCTGCTTTGCCATAAACGGATACTATCCTCCTTGACGAGTTTTGAAAGTAATGTTGTTAAATTGAATTCTATTCTCTTGAGCGGTTGACCCTTTATCAGGTCGGGACGCTGTAAATGAAGTTGGTGGACGGGAACGCAACGATGGTCATTTCCTGTGCCGCGTTTACATCGCCGCCCGTCTTGTAGCACATAATGTCACCGGTGAAGTCCCACTTGCCGTCAGAACCGGTCGGGGTATCGACGCCATTATCGGTGGTCGCACCGACCCAGATAGAGAATTCGGTCTGGGTGCCGGTGAGGTTCTGAATCTTCTGGTAGTCAGCCGCGATGTAGTTCGCGTTGAAGGTGAAACTGGAAATATCCTGAACACCCATCACGTATTTACGGATAGGGTCGGACAGGGTGGTCACGTCGATACGCTCAGGCTCGCCGCCAAGGTCCGGGAAACTCTTGATATCACACAGCTTGGTGTATTCAGAAGAACCACTGGCCTTGTACATCAGGTACGTTTTGTAGGTACTGATGGGAGCAGTAGAAGCCGCCATGGTCATCATTCCTTTCTTTTCTAAATTAAAAAGCGACACGTCACGCAAACCCACCGCGAAGGGTGAGCCTGATGCGCAACGCATCGCCATAAATCAGCGGGCTTTGTCAGCCCCTGTGAATTGATTTGTTCGCGTCTGCAACGGCCCTGTAACGCGCCGTCAGACGGAAGAGCGTACTGTCTGCAAGGTTCGGGACAAACTGCATCGAAAGCCGCCTGAAGTTTAAGCTTGTCATCGCGGTGTCGAGCGCGTTCATTACTTCACGGCACTGAATCTTGTCCATCGCGTATACGTTCGCTTCATAAGTCACGACCGCATACTCTTCATACGGTGCCGTACTCATGTATCTCGCGTCGCTCTGGTTGTCCATCTCCATCAGGGTGGCGAACGGGAAGGCCGGTGGGTTCGGCACGTACATGCTCTGGAAACATCCTTCGGGAACGATCGGTGCAACGGATGGATAAACGTAATCGAACACATCAACTTCAACGTCAATCAACTATCCGAACACCTCCTTCACAATGTCGTCCAAAGCCCGTAAGGCTTCTTCCGCGCCGTTGTACATTGGCATCGCGGCGGGTGTGCCGTGCGTCAGAACAATGTCGGTTCCTTCTCGGTAGCCCCACGCCATTTTTGTACCATAGCCCTTGCCGTAAGTACCGATGCCATACCCGTTTTCAATGCCCCAAGGATGCGGTGAGTCACCTGCGACACCATTGTGATAGACACCAGCACCGAACTCGATGAATATAGCTTCTTCACCCTCAACCCAGACAACCGACAAGTTATTGCTATGGTCAACGCTCACCTGTACGGAAGACCCGATAATCGGCTCTTCATCCTGATACTTGCCGTTTACAAGCCTTGCATAGGTGTCACCAAGCATCGCGGTGCTGAATCCCTTCTGCGCACTCCACTGAATCCTTTCCGCGACCATCTGCCTTACGCGCTCGACCTTGTTTGCAAAGTCGTTCTTGTACGCTTCAAGCTCTTTGATGGCCTTGTCGATGGATGCCGTACTGAGTTCAAAGGTTATCCTTTTCATTCAGCATCACCACGAACTCTTTTCCGCGGCATTCTCCGTCCGTTTCTTCAGCGCGACGGAAAGAACGTTGATGCTCGGTCTGACAGCCTTGACTTCATATACAGAGCCTTTCCACTCAATCAGTCCGTCTTCGGCAATGTTCGCGTCAGGGTTGTCTATCACAAGCACATGCGTGTACTGCGTGTTTACGCCAAACAGATTGTCAGTCGCGAACCCGGACGGTGCGGAGATGTTTCCGCGATACCGTACCGGTTCGTCATACTTGGCTTCTTGGATGCCGGTGTGCCGTCCGTCCTTCAGTTTTTCTTCTTTGCCAAGATACGCTCTGTACAGAAAAACGGAAGTGTTTCTTCTAAGGCATCGCATGCCATCACCTCGG